AGCGGGTGTTTGTATAGCAGGTGCTAATAAACCAGTTAATCATAGTGTCTACGCTAATGTAGAAGAATGGGATGGAGCACCGGCAGGAGTTCAAACGGTGACACTAAGCTAATGGCAACTTATATAACACTAAAAGGAATGCCAATACAGGTACTTGCGACTGATCCGACAAATCCTGTAGAAGGACAGGTTTGGTATAATACGACGACCAACAAGATGAAGGGGTATAACGGGACATCAAACGTAACCTTTACAACTTCGTAAAAATAGTTTACAACAGAGAAAGAATGAATAAAGGAAAACGAAACATCCAACAACACGCTGATAAGGAAGTCAAACACCTTATGGTTTTGCTCGATAAGTCTCAGGCAACAGAGTTTAAAAAAATGGTACCGGAACTTCAGGATACCTGGGCAAAAAAACAAATGTTTAGAACGGAAACCGAAATGCGTTTCTCGGTTCTAGCTGATAATAAATACGGAAGCAATGCCGCTAAGTACTGGCAATGCATTCGAGAACAGAGTACCCACTTTACCAACCTGATGACTCTTTCTTTTGAGTATCGGAAGAATGAGGTTGAGATTGAAAAATTAGAACACAAAATTCATGAGGACCCTAATGTTGATAAATTTGAAAAGAAACTAGCTAAGATTGAACTGGAAGAACTTCTTTACCTC